AGTATCGAATCAATCAATCTCTCTCATTAATCCACCAATTCAAGTAATAAAAAATAACAGTCTAAAGTTTGATCTATCAAATTCCTCATTAACTGGATATAAGTTAAAAATTTATTATGATAAAGATTTTAAAAATGAATTTGTGTCTACAGGATCCAGTACATCTTTTAATATTTCTGGATTGGGGACAGTAGGAGTATCTACAACAGCATCATTGACATTAAGTTACGGTGAAAATTTACCATCTAAACTATATTATAACTTAGAAAAATCTGGATATATTAGCACAACTGATTCCAATGTTGTCAACTATTCTCAAATAGAATTTATTGATAGTTTTTACGATAACAATTATATAATTTCTGGAGTGGGGACGACAACATTTAGTGTTTATCTTGAAAAAAGTCCAGAAAGAGTATCATATGCAAAAACTGAATGTGATAATCTTGAATATTTTACAAGCTCATTAAATGCAAAGGGATCTATAAAGGAAATTGGCATAATTTCAAAGGGATCAAGTTCCAAAAATATTCCAATTATTACTGAGATAAATTCAACTGATGGCACGAATGCAAATGTTTTCTGTAAGACAAAAAATATAGGTGATATTAAAGAATTGGGATTAATCAATGAAGGATTCGAATATCCATCAGATCCAACCTTACAACCCACTGCATATATTTCTCCACAAATTGCCATAAAGGCAGCAAATACAATTGGTGTCGTCACTGTTACTAGTGGAGGATCAGAATATATTAATCCACCATCTATTGTCATTGTTAATACTCTTACTGGTGAAAAAATTGATAGTGGAATTTTGGAAGCATCTCTATCGGGATCTTCTATATCTGCCGTAAAAGTTTTACAAGATCCAAAAGGAGTTCCAGATGCTGAAGTAAACTTGTTTGCTACAAATAATACAAATGGATTTAGTATTCAACAAGTTCAATCATCTTCTACTGGAATTTTTACGTGTTTTATTTCCAAACCAACTGGAGGATTCACACCAAATCCATTTGAAGTAGGAGATGAAGTGTTTATTGAAGGAATTAAAAAAGAAAGTACTGATGGAGATGGATTTAATTCTGAAGAGTATGGATATCAGTTTTTCAATGTTACTAGTTTTGATGACACGACTGAACTTCTAGCTAAAATTGTTATAAACGTTTCTGAACTAACAGCAAATACAGGAATTGCGAAAACAATTCAAGACTTTATTCCTACAATCATTAACAGGAAGACATATCCTATTTTCGAGTTTTCTAAGAAAAAAGCATCATTTATCATTGGAGAAAAAATTATTTCAAATGAAGTTGAAAGAGATTTGAAGATTGTAGGATACAATGATTCATTTATTAAAGTTGTCGGTTCTTATGAGTTATCAATAGATGAAACATTTAAAGGAAAAGAGTCTGGAACAATTGCTACTGTTGAGAGCATCAAAGAAAATATAGGTCGATTCAAAATTAATTTTTCATCTGATAAAAATATTGGATGGTCCAATAACATTGGAATTCTAAATGATGATGCACAAGTAATACCCGATAATGACTACTATCAAAATTTATCATATACAATTAAGAGTCCCATTACGTATGACGAATTTAAAACTCCTGTAAACAATTTATTACATAGTGTAGGAACAAAAAACTTTAGTGATACCGGCATAACATCTACAACTTCTGTTGGAATAGGAAGTGAAAATGTAACCACAATAATTAGAGATATTATTGAAGAGCAAAGAGTAGACACAATCTATAATTTTGATTTATCAAAAGACATTGATGCTGTTAGTGGTTATTCTAAGTTTTTAAAATTAGAAAATAAAATATTAACTCCATTTATAAACAATACAACTAATAATGTGTTGAAATTGGATGATATTAATCGACTATTCTCAAACTTGGAAACAAGTCCATATGAGTTCTTAAATCTTATCAATTTAAAAGAACAAAATAGTTCTTATATTAATATTTTAGTTAGAGTTACTTCATCAGATAACACAGAGATACAATTATCAGATTTAATCATTCTAAATGATGGAACTGATATTTCTATTCTTGAAAAAGGAACTCTTGTAAATTCTGGAATTGGTCTAACTCATTTCTCTGGAGAAAACCTTGGAGACTTCTCAATAGAGGAAAATGAATTTAAAGAAGTTTATTTAAGATTTACTCCAGCAAATTCTTACGAAAAGGATTATGATCTCAAGTGGATTCAAAGTTATTTTGATGCAAACACTATAGGTATTGCATCAACTTCAATTGGATTTGTAAAATTATTTAATTCTATTGATAAATCATCCCCAGGAATAACAACAAATATTGTTTCTTTAGCATCAACTTCATTTGAATCACTTCATGCTTCTGTGCAAGTTATAAACGAATTGACAAATGAAATTAACTTTGTAGAATTATATTTGACTCAAGATGGAACAAATACGTTTATATCTGAATATTATTTTGATAATAGTAATCAAAATAGTTATTCTGGAAACTTTATAGGATCATTCGGTTCAGATCTACAATCCAATATTCTATCTCTTAATTTTACAAACACTTTAGATACTGGTAATGTTACTGTAAAGTCTAGTATTATTGGATTTGGAACTGCAGATACTATTGGTGTGGGTAGTATTTACAGATTTAAGAATGTTGGATCTGATGGATCAGAAAGAAGTGCAGTTTATATCTCAAATTATCAAACTACTACATCCGGATTATCAACATCAATACTTGACATAAATGCAGGTCTTTTTAACTGTGTCAAATCAGTAGTTGAGGTTAGTGCAGGATCAACAAAGGCACTTCATCAAGTCATGATGATTCACGATGGAGTAGATGTATATACTGAACAGATGCAATTTTTATCTGTAAGTGGCATATCCACATCAGATTCTGGAGTTGGATTAGGCACATTTGGAGGGACTTTTGAAAATTCTGGAAATAATTTTGTATTGAAGTTCTATCCAGATGCTGGAGTAACTCAAAATCTTTCTATTTCAAACTTGAATAAGTGTCTTTACCAAACCATCGATGCAATCAATATACCACCAGACTTAACTTATGTTGAAGGTGGTTCGATCTTAGGAAGAGAGTCTATTGAAGTTGACTTTTTCAACTCTTTAGGTGGAACTAGAATTAATAGAAAAGATTTTCCATTAACTTCAAATGGATTGAAAGTTTTTGCCAGAGAGTTTGATCCGACTGACAATACTCAAATTTCTGTTGCAGGAACATTTACTTCTTCAAATCACTTTTTCAGTGAAGGTGAGCAATTAATTTATACACCTAAGTCTACAATAGTAGGTTTAGCTGCTACACCTATGGTTTATAAATTGGGTGGTATTACCACTTCTTTACCATCTTCTGTTTTTGCAGTGAATATATCCGAGAATACTTTCCAAATCTCTACAACAAGAGCAGGAACTGCAGTCACTTTTGTTTCTCGTGGTAGTGGAAATTCTCATCAATTTGAGATGGCAAAGAAAAATGAAAAAACAATTATAACAATTGATGACGTAATTCAATATCCAATATCTTTTGTAAAATCATCACATCAACTTCCTATTGGAATTGGATTAACTTCGACAATATTTGCATTATCTGGGATAAGTACAGTATTCCCAAGAGATCTTTTAAAGATTGATAGTGAGTATATGAGTGTGGCTAGTGTTGGTTTTGGAACAACTAGCATTGGTCCCATAACTGGAATAGGAACGACTGCCCTGGTAGAAGTGGTTAGAGGATTTGTTGGGTCTTCTTCAACTTCCCATTCTTCTGGTGCTCAAGTTAAAGTGTATCGAGGAGCATATAATATTGAAGGTAATAGTATTTACTTCAGTGAAGCACCAAGAGGAAATCCACAAATAGAAAGAGATTTTAGTAACTTAGTATTCCAAACTTCAGAATTTAGTGGAAGAGTATTTTTGAGGAAAAATTACGATTCTAATGTAGTTTTTGATAATGTGTCAAATGAGTTCAATGGAATAGGTAGAACATTTACACTTACTGTTGGTGGTGCAAATACTGTTGGTTTAGGTACAACTGGTGGAAATGGAATTGTTCTTATAAATGGTCTTTTCCAATCACCAACAACAGAAAATAACCCAGAAAATAATTTTAAAATTATTGAAACCACTGGACCTTCAGGAGTAACAAGTGTAGTTTTCTCTAGCATAAGACCAAATCTTGATATTATTTCACAATATGATATTAATCAAAATGAGATACCTAGAGGTGGTATTATTGTTTCTCTGGGATCATCAAGTGGATTGGGATATGCACCGTTAGTTGGAGCATCTGTGACCGCAGTGGTGGGTGCTGGGGGTTCAATTGTATCTGTGGGATTGGGAACAACTAATATAGTTGGATCTGGTTATAATGGTATAGTTTCAATTGGTGTTACTGTTTATCAAGAGGGTCATGTTGGAACTGCCGCCAGTATTATGGCAGTTGTAGGTGCTGGTGGAACATTGTCATTTACAGTTAGCATTGGTGGAACTGGATATACTAATCCTAAAATATTTGTTTCTGATCCATCATATGAGAATTTAAAAGTTACTGGTGTTTCCAGAATTGGTATTGGAACAACAACTGCGACAGGATTAGGGTTGTTGCTAAATGTTGAAGTTGGAGCAAGTTCAACAACAGGTATAGGATCAACGTATTTTGAAGTGACAGGATTTAATATAACAAGACAAGGATATTCTTTCAGAAAAGGTGATGTATTCAAACCAGTTGGCCTTGTAACCGATAGAAGATTGGCAAATCCTCTGTCAGAATTTACATTGACTGTTCTTGATACATTCTCTGATTCTTTTGCGGCTTGGCAGTTTGGTAATTTAAATTATATTGACTCAATTAAAAATTATCAAGATGGCGTCAGACAAAATTTCCCATTATACTACAATGGTGAGCTGTTGAGTTTTGAGAAGGATGAAAATTCTACGATAGATCTTCAAAATTTACTGTTGATTTTTATTAACGGAGTTTTACAAGAACCAGGAGTTTCATACTTGTTTAGTGGTGGAACATCTTTTGTGTTTACAACAGCACCAAAAGTAGAAGATGAAATTTCTGTCTTTTTCTATAGAGGAACCATTGGAGATGACAGTGCCCTCAATGATAATGTATATCCAACTTTAAAATCTGGTGATATTGTAAAAGTTCATAAAAACAACAAGTACCCAAGTACCATATCTCAAAATAATAGAACAGTATTTAATTTAACATATTCTGACAAATTTGAAACTAGTCTTTATAGTGGAGTTGGTATAGATGAAACTTTTGAAAAACCAGTAAGTTGGACAAAACAAAAGAAAGATCAAAAAATAAATGGAGTATTTGTTTATAAATCAAGAAGCTCCATAGAAACTCAGGTATACCCAACTGCAAGAGTTATTAAGAGTATTTCACCAACAGATCAACAAATATTTGTCGATAATGCACAATTCTTTAATTATGATAATACAGCTTCACCCGAACTTTTTGACATTTTAGTTATTAATGATGCACTTTCTGGTGTCGGCACAACAACTTCAGTAGGTTTTGTTGAATTGATGAGTGGAGTTAATGAAGTTGGAGGTTTTTCTGGTGTTATCAGTGGAATATCTACCAGTGTTGGAATTGGTACTTCTCTAGCATTAAGATTCTATATTAATAACTTAAATCAAAATAACTTGGTAGGATTGCAGACTGGAAATCCAATTTTTATTTACAATACATCGATAGGATCTGGTGTTACATCTATAAATAATTCCAATACATCAGTAGTTGGAGTTGGCACAACGTATCTTGACAATGTTTATCTCATTCATAGTTGGTCCAATGTTGTTGGAGATGATAACTTGGGGATTATCACATGCAACGTTCACTCATCATCTAATATAATTGGATTGACAACTTCAGGAACAGAATTAAATCCAGTTGGGAATTTCTCATGGGGAAAACTGAGTGGATTTGCTAGATCAAGTTCACCAATTTCTATTGGTGCAAGTGGTAATAGGGTAGATGTTGGATTGACTACATTTGCAACTGTTCATAGAAGGGGTATAGGATTGAAATTAAGATACGAAACTGGAGCACTCCCTAAACAAGGGGTATAGGATTGAAATTAAGATACGAAACTGGAGCACTCCCTAAACAGTTATAAATAGATAAAAAACTATTAGTATGTCAGCAATTATAACAGATCAATTTAGATTATTTAATGCAGAAAATTTTGTTGATTCTGTTAACAACAATGATAATTCATATTATGTTTTTTTAGGATTGTCAAATCCAACAAAATCTAATAGCTTTGGTAGAAGCACTGGATGGAATTCAAATCCTGATGAACCTGTAGATAACTTACAATACGTATCTCATTATAAAGATACTCTACTGTTTGGAAAAAAAATTATATCATCGAATGTAAGAAGAATTGTAAGAAAGGTTACTTGGACAGAGAATAACAAATATGAAATGTATCGTCATGACTATAGTACTACTAATTTGGCACCAATATCAGAGTTACCAAGACTGTATGACTGCGACTATTATGTGATGAATAGTGACTATAGGGTCTATATCTGTATAGATAATGGATCTTCGGTTACTAATCCAAAAGGAAATAAATCTCAAGATCAACCAACGTTTACTGATGAGGATTCTTCAGCAGCAGGATCTAGTGGTGACGGGTATGTTTGGAAATATCTATTCACTATATTGCCAAGTGACATCATAAAATTTGACTCTACAGAATATATCGTATTACCCAATAATTGGGATGATACATCAACTAATAGTGAAATTAAACGTATTCGAGATGCTGGTAATTCGGATGTTGAAGAGAACCAGATTCAAAAGATTTATATTGCAAATGCCGGATCCAGTTATTTAAGTAGAGATGAAGAATATAGTGTCGATATTAACGGAGATGGAACTGGAGCTACTGCATCTATTAAAGTAACTGATGGAAAAATTGTTTCTGCCAGAGTTACATCTGGTGGTAAGGGGTATACTTATGGAATAGTTGATTTGGGACGACTAAGGGCAGGGACCATTCAAGAAGATGCTCAATTAGTAGTAATTATTCCACCATCAAAAGGACATGGATATGATATTTACAAAGAATTGGGTGCAGATAGAGTTTTAATTTATGCAAGATTTGATGATTTAACTGAGGATACTCCAATTA